AGAGAAAAACTTTCAGAACACGAACTGGGTTACTTGGCATTCAGAAAACCTGGGTTAGTCGAGAACATTATTAATAATGCAAGCGACGATATCAATCGTTGTTTTGAAATTGCAAGTGGTTCTCCATTGACTGAGGACGAAATCAATGCTACTTTGCCAAGTGAAATCAATAGCGAATGTCCTGATTTGGCTAACCCAAATTATCGGGGCGAATAATGAAATGGTTTATAACTTTTACAGTATTAATGCTAGCTTCGTGTTCACCAAGTCTCGGACCTGAAACACCGCCGGTGGTGATACAAAATCAACCAATTGAAAGACCTAGTTTAACTCTCCCAGAAGTAGATACATACCAAGCAAGAGATGTTGATTGGATAGTTGTTACCCCTGAGAATGCAGAAAGAGTTTTCCAAGATCTTGAAGAGCAAGGAAAGTCTCCAGCATTGTTTAGTGTAACGGAACAAGGATACGAGAACATTTCACTTAATAATCGTGATGCGCTTCGTGTCATAATGCAACAAAAAGCTGTTATTAGAGGCTATCGTCAATATTATATACGTGTAGATAAAAATATTTCTGATCATAATTCAAATCAATGAATCCATTTGAAATCCTCAATATAGAACCAGTCAAAGACAAAATGGTTATACGTCGTGCCTATGTGCGCGAGACCAAATTGCATCATCCAGACCAGGGTGGTGACCCAGAACATTTTCAGAAAATACAAGATGCTTATGATCTTCTTGTCAACTCACGCAAACCAACATATAATAAAAAACAAGAAGTAATGGAATGTGAGGTTCGCCTCAGTCTTTCGGATTTGTTATATGGATGTGAAGCAACGGTATTAGTAGAAAAACAAGGCAAACCTTCGATTGTTCAAGTAAGAGTCCCTCCTTACAGTTATCCTGGCACGTATATTGAGTTTGATGATACCAGCTCGACAGGGAGACGCATACGTGTTAAATTAAACGAAAATCAGGTTAGTGAGTTTTCTAGATTAGATTCTAACATTGTAGTAAAACGTCAAATAAATAGTAATGAAGCAAAGCAAGGCACAGACCTTGTTATTGATAATTTTGATGGACAAGAATACGTTATTAATGTTTCAGCAAATACCTCTGCAGATAGGCTGATTTATAGTATTCCAAACGCAGGCTTTTTCGAAAAAGATACCAAGGCCAGAGGTTGCCTTACAATTATCGTAGAAATCCAAAAAGAAGGTAGATAAATGTCGCAAGAAGAAAGACTACAACGAATCGTTCAAACTGCATTTCAGGAAGCAATTGATCGTCAACATGAATACGTGACACTGGAACACTTGCTTGTTGCATTGCTTGATGATTCTGACATTGTGCAATTACTCGATGATATGGATATTTCGCCAAATGAAATCCTTAGTGAAGCACAATCATATCTAGATAATGAAATTGAACGTCTTAGTGAACAGATCGGAGGAGCCAAAAAGACCGTTGCTCTTGAAAGGGTTTTCCAGAGAGCAGTAGCACAGGGATATTTTGTTGGCAAGAGTTCAACTGACTCATTCGATATTCTTGCGAGTATTCTGAGTGAAAAAAACAGTCATGCAGCGTTCTTTTGCAATAAGCACGGACTAACCAAAGACGCTCTTACTGAAAATGTTGCAAGTGCTGTAGAACAAGAAGCAGCGGTTGCCGCAGGTGGAGCCGAGCCTGGCAAAACACGTGGTCGCCAATCTGCTCTTGATACATACTGCACCAACCTTAACGAAGAAGCAAGCCGTGGACAAATCGATTCACTAATTGGTCGTCAATGGGAAGTTGAAAGTCTGGTGCAAACGCTTGCACGGCGCAAAAAGAACAACGTAGTTCTAGTTGGTGATCCTGGAGTCGGGAAAACTGCTATTGCAGAAGGCCTTGCCAAGCGCATTGTTGAAGACGATGTTCCTGAAACGGTGCAGGGAAAAACTATTTACAGTCTCGATGTTGGTATCTTGCTTGCAGGCAGTAAATATCGTGGTGACTTTGAGGAACGTATGAAGGACGTTCTTCAAGAACTCGAATCCGAACCTAACTCGATCCTGTTTATTGACGAAATCCATATGATTATGGGCGCTGGAAGTGGTGGTCAAAACGCAATGGACGTAGCCAACCTACTTAAACCAGCTCTGCAACGCGGAACATTACGTTGTATTGGCTCAACCACAGTGGATGAATTCCAGGAAAAATTTGAAAAAGACGCAGCACTAAAGCGTCGTTTCGAACGGGTCAATGTCAATGAGCCTACGCCTGAAGAAGCAAAAGAAATTCTCAAGGCAAGCATGGAATCCTATGAAAAATTCCACAATCTACAAATTGATGAAAATGCAGTTGATGTAGCTGTGGATCTTAGTGTGCAGTTCATGCATGACAAGCGTCTACCAGACAAGGCTTTTGATCTGGTAGATAGTGCATTTGCACGTCAACGCACTTATCCTGAATCCGAACAAGTGGATTCGATCACTAAAGGAATGATCGAATATGAATGTAGCCGTTTGGCTCGTGTCCCACTTGAAGTTATTGCGCGTGTTGATGATAATAAGCGTGATGTGGTAGATATTGAAGAGGGCCTCAAGCTTCAGGTTTATGGACAGGACGATGCAATCACTACACTGAGTGATGCGGTTTACATTGCACAAGCTGGTCTAAAAGACAAAGAGCGTCCTATGGGCAATTACTTGTTCACTGGTCCAACCGGTGTTGGTAAAACTGAAACTGCTAAGTCTCTCAGCAATCTTCTTGGAATGACACTTGTTCGATTCGACATGAGTGAATTCATGGAAAAACATACAGTGAGCAAGTTCATTGGTAGCCCTCCAGGATATGTTGGCTATGGTGATGGTAAAGCTGGTAATGGTGTTCTTATTACCGAGCTTGAAAAGAACCCCAACTGTATTCTTCTTCTTGATGAGGTCGAAAAGGCCCATCCTGATGTTCTTAATGTATTGCTGCAACTCATGGACAACGGAATGGTGAGCTCAAGTTCAGGAAAGTCTGTTAGTGCTCGTAATGCATTGATCATCATGACAAGTAACCTTGGAGCAGCGGATGCAGAGCGTTCCAAGATTGGTTTCGGTGATAACGATAACACACAGGCAAGTGTTGAAGCTGTCAAAAACTTCTTCACGCCAGAATTCCGCAACCGTCTTGATGCTGTTGTGAAGTTCGGCAAACTCGAACAAGAACAAATCAAATTGATTGCTGAAAAATTCCTTAAGGACGTTGCTGTGAGTGCTGAAGAACGTGGTGGATAAAGGTTTCGATGCAGCAATGGGGGCGCGGCCCATGAAACGTGCAATTGCCGATCATATCAAAAAGCCGCTTGCCCGCAAGATGCTGTTTGAAGATCTTGGCAACACCATAACCTTGAAAGTTAAAGATGGCGACATCCAGTTCAGCTGAATTAAAAACACAAGTAGAATCAGCAGGCATTGCATATCTGCCTGCTGAACAGGTTTTCTATAAAGAGTTTCCATACAAAGTTGAACTTAGTCCTAAATTCAAGGGCTTGGGTGGGGTTCGTGGCAAGCGCAGTTGTATGATTGATATAACTGATCCTGTAAAAGGAAGAGAACAACTTGAAGAATTTAATCAGAAAATGGAAAAAATCTTTAAGAATGTAGAGCACCGCAATGAAATACGCGAGTATGTCAGTCATTTACCTGATACTGAATTCAAGGCACGTATGGGTGGGGAAAACAGTCTTTTCTACTTCAAATATCCCAAAACAGTTCTTGTATTGGTTGAAAAATACAGTGACGTTATCAATAGTGTAACTGGTCCGATAAGTTCTGAGCATGAAAATGTTTTTCGTGAAACCAACTTAATTACAAGAACCAAACTTTATTACAATCATTACCGATATTTCCTTGAATTTCCATTCAGAGAAGATTTTTATGATACTGCACAAGAAATATACAACTACTTAAAAAATCTGCCTCACAAAAAATGGCGTGGAAACCGTCTTGAGTCTTGTATCAGACATTATGAAACTATCAAAGGAACTCATCATAAAGTCAATATAATAAGGTCATTTCCTTTTGGTCACGTACGTAGCGGAGACAAGATACAACTATATCTTGAAGACGGAAACGATTTTATCTATATCAAAATGATGGCGGCAGAAAAGGTCCTTTCCAGCCACGAAGTTGTGTTAGTAGATGAATTAACCTAGTGCTTAATGATAAATAACAATAGCATAGGAGAAATTATCATGGCACAACTTTCAGAGTCAGTAGCAGTGGTTAAAGTTAGTAGACTTGTAAAAGATAACGAAGTTTGCAAGAATCTGCTTGACGAGGACATGATTGCACAGCTAGAAGCCGTAATTCAAGAACTTGTTGGTGATGACAGAGCTCTTGTTGAGGTTATTTTGGACGAATAATCATTAAAAAAGATAAATAAATGTAAGCACGATAGAGTGCTAATATTTTAAGGAGATACCATTATGGTAACAAAAGTAAATCCAGTATACGACGTAACACTTCCACGTTCTTTCGTTGGAAAGTCAATCAGCGCATTTGACATCGACCTCAACGTTGATGCATCAAGCTCAACAGCACCAGGTGAAGTTCTTGACTCAGTCATCAAAACAATTTCGCTTCGTGCAACACCAGTTATGGTTAGCGACCTCACAGGAACAGGCCAGCTAATGACTGTTTTTGTCGAGGGTGACTTCCCAGACAGTGACTACGATGGCGATGGTTCAGATGAGTCATTTGCGGCTGTTATGCAGGCAGACATCCAGGCACTTGGCACAGTTGATTCATTGGACCTAGGTTCAGCAACTGTTACAGCCGGCACTGTTTACCAGGCAGACCAGACAAACACCTAATAACGTAAGTTATTTCACACTTCGGATCAAGGCGGGCTTCGGCTCGCCTTTTTCTATGACCAAACATAAATATGTTTAAGGGCGTATGGAGATGATGGATGTCAGAAAATTCAGAAAGAAACGTAGTTAATAAGAACAGCTGGCTATGGCTAGCACCCGAATATTTTAATAAATGGAGAGTATTTCCACGCGCCTTTATTATTTTTTATTTCTGGTTGGCATTCCAGACAGCCATGTGGTTCATGGGTTTGCCGAGTCCTTCACCCAGTCAAGCTGCATTCGCAAGTGCTATTATTTCGGCAGGTGCTGCATGGTTTGGACTCTATGTCAATTCAGGGCCGCGTTTTGATGTCCGTTATTCATCAGGACAGAATGACAGATATCCAGAATATCCACCAAACTATCATCCGCCACGTCGACCAGATGATTATTTCAACGAGGTCGACGGAGGAACGAAACCAAAGCCTGAAGGTAAAGTTGGATAATGACAGAACATTATATGAGATTGCTCACTGATGTTGAGCTCAATCCCAAACAAAAACATGTGTGGTATCGGGTGGTTGAAAAATTTCTCGGTGCAGAATATAGCACTCAACCTGAGAATTTTATTGATACCTTAACGAGCCAGCGTGAAGAACTAGAAGGAGACGAAGAGTTTCCTTACGTATATGTCGTTTATTTAAGTGATGATGTTGATCCTGTGATTGCAGAACAAATAGTTTCATTGTGGAGTGAAGTTTATCCACGTGATTTTGAAATCGAAAGTTCTGCTGAATATGATTGTGATGACGATTGCGATATCGAAATTGATGACGCAATGCATGAAGAAATCCAGAGGCGAGCAAGCAAATTTCTACACAATCGTTGGGTTGAAGAGCAAGTCCGCCAGGGCTGGCGGTTTGGATTGCAGGAAAACAATGAAAAAATGACTAGCCCGAGATTGCGTGACTGGGACAGTTTGCGAGAAGAATACCGTCGTGAACTTGCCATGGATCGTAAACAAGCCGTCAAATTTTTTAAGTCATATTCTCACCTTTTTGTTTGACAAACCAAGGCATTTTACTGTATATTATAGGTAAGAGCTTTGGAGATAAACATGACAACTGAACGTATCTGCATCGAACCTGGCTGCAATAAGCTTGGCCAACACATTGGCAAGTATTACAAGACTGGACCGCAGAAAGGGCTTCCGATGCGTCGTCAACGTTGCCATTCTTGCCACAGCAAAAAGACTGCCAAACGACACGGTCTTAAGCGCATGAGTCAAGTCGTTGCCAAGAAAGCCGGACTCACTGAAACCCAATACAAAAACAAGTATCATCCTTACCTTCGTTATCGGAAAACATACTGTGAAAACCAGGATTCCCGCTTGGGCTTTAAGTGTAATACGGTGTTGCCTACCGAAGCTATGCTCAAAGCGGCAGGAGTCAATTGGACCCCCATGCAGTTTTTGCAGGTTGATCACATTGACGGCAACCATTCCAATAATGATCCTAAAAATCTTCAAACGCTCTGTGTGCATTGTCACGCAATTAAGAGCGTTCAGAACGGTGATCATTTGACACCTGGGCGCAAAACACGTATATTGTAATTATGTTCAATCAATACATTCAGCGTGTAGGTTTCGCCTGCAAATATATGCATCATGACCAGTCGCTTCCACCCAAGCGTCTTAAATCTCTTCAACAACCGCTTACCGAGCGCATAACTACTAATGCTTGGATGCAGCGTCAGACGCTCTTAGAAGCGCACGACAAGCTATGGGAACTTATACAGCACAATACACAAGCTGCTTATAACCTTGTTCAGTATGTGAGTGGTTTGCCTCATGGTCAACGCATGGTTCGATTGGGCAGTGATCAACTTCCGTTTTACACACTTGATCCCTGGCGAGAATTTTATACTCGTGACGATGTTCGTGACTTTGTCGAACGTGGCTATAGTCGTGTAGGTGATCTTGCACGAGAACACGATGTTCGACTCAGTATGCATCCTGGTCAATTTACTGTTCTCGCAAGTGATAATCCTGATGTTGTTGAACGCAGTATAGAAGAAATGGAATACCATGCCGACATTGCCCGTTGGATGGGCTACGGCAAAACATTTCAGGATTTCAAGATCAATGTGCATTTGACTGGACGGCGCGGTGCTGGTGGTTTCCGAGAAGTATGGCCTCGTCTATCACCCGAATTGCGCAACATGATGACTGTGGAAAATGACGAATATAGTTCAGGCCTTGATGACATTCTTGAATTAGGTGATATGTTCGCTCTGGTATTCGACACACATCATCACTGGATTCACAGTAATGAGTTTATTTCTCCCCGTGACGATCGCTGGCAACGTGTTATTGATAGTTGGCGCGGTGTTCGTCCTGCAATGCATTACTCTGTATCGCGTGTTGAATATCTGAACGAGGTATCGCAGTTTGAATTGCCTGACCGTGATTACCTCAAACAGCGTGGATTTGCCAGTAACAAACTTCGTGCACACAGTGATTATTATACACATCGTGCTAGTAATGATATGATTGCTGAGTTCTGGCCTGATGCAGATATCATGGCTGAAGCAAAATGCAAAAATCTAGCAAGCACTGAACTTTATAACTACTTAATGGAAAAAGAAAATGTATAAAGTAATTTGGAATTATCGTGCTACTGATGTGGACGAAGACATAGGTGACGAAGCAAGTTTTGATAACCATGAAGATGCACAAGCATTCTTCTATACTATCATGCGGCGGCCAGGAGTATCTGGCGCTGAAATGCGAACGTTTACTGAAGAAGAAATCTCAGCTTATGATCTTGAAAACAGTTCAAAATAATTGTTGACAAACCAAGGCACTTTGCTTATATTGGTATTGTAAGCAATAGAGAAATAAATGGTGCAAATGTTGTTCAAATCGCGTGGGGGTCCTGATCATGAAAATCGATAATCAAACTGTTACCCGTTGGACCGAAATGGCAAATGACTATTTGGTCCGCAATGGTTACGATTTGTCTGATGTCAAAATGGGCGTTGAAGCTTGGGATATTGCCAATCATGTTGGTATCCTCCGTGAAGCATACCAAGACCGTCATATCCTGGATGCTCACATCCAAACAGCTCTGGAAAAAATCTTTCCTGATTGTGTCTTTCGTGACAAAAAACGGTATTAACGGTTGACAAACCAAGGCACTTTGCTTATATTGAACATGTAGGCAACGAAGGAGACAGACATGGCACGTTGGATTCATGCTCAGGAAATGATTGGTGAGTTTGTTGAGCGGGACACCGACAACGTGTTCGAGTTTTCCAAGAACGATGTTGCTGTTGGGGGCACATGGACAGAGCAATGGCCCCACAAAGTTTGGGTCGGTGGTGTTGCAAACGACCACGGATATCGCTTTGCTCGTGTTCTCAAGACAATTGCTTATATTGTTGTTGATGAAGACGACTACGGTCGTCCTGTTGTTGAAAAATGGTATATCAAAAAACACCGTGAATATGCATAATTGTTCTTGACCGACCAAGGCATATCGGTTATATTGATATTGTAAGCAACGGAGAGATAATATGAAAGTCAACAAGAAAGCCCTTCTGTATGCCATATTACTTACTATGGCTACATTTGCCTTCGTGGGTATCATGGTATATCTTTTCGTAACATTTCCGATGCTCATGGTAACGTTGCTGTTTTTATCGCTTCTAGGAATTCCAATTTCCGGGCTATATGAGTTGATCAAACAACTCGACCGTTAAAAGGAGAGAGTAATTTTCTGGTTGACTCTAATCGTATCTCGTGTATATTAGTATTGTAAGCAACGCAGAAAGGACACAAGGTGACCAACTTTACCAAAGAAAATCTTGTCAAAGACGGCGACTCGCTCTTCTACATTGACGAGAGCTGGAACCGTCAGTTTGTTGCTCGCTTCAAGTATGCAGCTAAATCGAGCATCGGTCCTTTTGCTACTCTTCTTCGAAAGAACTTCACTGTTGAGGAGTTCTTTGCCCAGCGTGAAGCCGGCAAAACTCCGCAAGAGATTGCAGAAAGCAAGGGTTTTGTTCTTAGCCACATCAAAAAGTGGCTCAAGCGCGATGGTTTTACTGCAACACAAGAAGGCTATCGCCAGTGGCTTGCATGGCGTCGCGAGGAACAAAAAGCAAAGTTGGCAGCATAATGTCAGAACCTAAATTTATCCCCTGTCCATACCGGGCAGGGCGCTATGTCCGAAATATAGAACCAATGAAGCGTGGTGAAGAGCCCGATCATTGACATGGGTTCCATGCCCTTCTCCGATAAATATTAGTAGTTCAATAGTGCCCTCATTAGGGACTTATGGGGTCTAACCCGCCCCGTAGCGGCTAGAACCCGCATTGGGCTTCTAATAAGGAGAAATACAATGGGTAGACCAATTAATAAGCGTTTTCTCGGCGACGAGGCAGGACGAATTCAGGTTACATCATATCGCCGTGTTGGTGGTAGTGAAACAGCTGGTGAAGACGATACATATATTGTTCGTCAGCGATCAACAAACAAGTTTCTTGTTGCAGATACTTCAGGTGACTGGCAAGAAGTTCTTACTCTTGTTGACAAGGCTGAAGGCGCCTTGGAAGAAGGTGAATTTATGATCGAGGCACTAGAAGCAGACGGCACACCAAGCCGTGCAATTCGTTTGTATAACCGCACACTACGTCTAACAGGTCCAAAGAAACAGAAATGGAGCCTGGGAGAAGCTATAGAGATTACAGTATCAGCAGTTACACTTGCAAGTGCTACACCAGTTGACGTTACTGTCAGTGACACATCAGAACTAACAACAGGTGATGTTGTTACATTTTCAGATGTAGTTGGAACAACTGAACTAAATGGCAATAGCTACACTATTACAGTTGTTGACGGAACCAGTATCACACTTGACGGAACAGATGGTGACAACTTTACTGCGTATACATCAGGAGGTCTTGTTCGCAAGGCAGCTGGTGCCGCAGCTGGTGCAACTATCGACGTTCAGGCATCATAATAGCCTGATCAATTCAAACTTTAGAACCCCTGTCTAGCTAAATATTAGAAAGGCAGGGGTTTCTCATGAATAAACCAATCACACAAGCACAATTAGACACACTAGAACGCGCCGTAGACAAGGTCTTTGGACGTATAGGTATCGATGTAGAATTCACACGACATTTTTTGGATCGTGTAAATGATGAACGTAACCGCAGACAGATCACAATACGTGAGCTTGCAGAATTATTCGCAAAAGAATACAAGCGTTGGGGGCGTGATATTGCTCGTATGCCTATTGACAGCCAAGCAGTTATGAAAGATCTTAGTAGTGAAATCAATATTCCGTTCGTGTTAAACCCTGATGACAGGGAGAAGGATCTAGTGGCTAAAACTGTTATGCGCAAGAAAAACTTTAAAACACCTAACAAAGAACTACCTGTTGAAAGCGTAGTCAAAGAAGCTAAACGACCAAGCAAGATCAAGCAAATAATAGATATTTACAATAAAACCGTTGAAAGAAAAAACCACGTAGACTACAATCCACCAGGAACCAGCACATGGACACGCGGCGATGGAACTCGTTATCGTGATCCTGGAAACATAGTTGCTTTTTGGGGTGGTAAGCGTAACCAAGAACCGGTCAAGGCATTTGTATCGTGGCTCAAACAACACCCCAAGGCAAAGAATATTGACGGAGTCAAAGACTGGTATGGCTCATCAATGGCAAGAGATGCGTTTACCCTAAACGGTGTATTGTTCACCGTCGACAATACAGGCAAAGTTGAGTTTGGTAGCACTTCGAGATTACGTAACAGCGACGTGTGGGCCAAAACAGAAGGCGTAGCAGAAGAAAAGCATGGCGCTAAACGTGGCACACAAGTAAAAGGTAAAAGCAAAAAGCCCAAAAAGACCAAGCCGAGTAGAACCGGCTCGCAGCCACACCCAATGCGTGGTAAACTTGTTGGTGAAAAAATGGATCAGCCCCCACTAGATCGTGAAACAAAATCAGTTGGTGAGATTGCACAAATGCATGGCGTTTCCATAGAACAAATTGAAGATCAATTGGAAAAGGGTATTCAAGTCGAAATAGAACATTCAAAAGATGAATTTGCTGCAATGGAAATTGCACTAGATCATCTTATGGAATTACCAGATTACTACGACCGCCTTGCAACAATTGAACCACACCATTATACTGATGAGTCTGTCAAAACAGCATGGGAAAATTATCAAAAACTTGATGAACTAGTAGACCCAAACGAGGCTATTCTAAATAAAGCATTGGCATACCTAGACCGGCGCGTAAAACAAAATAATGGGCGCCAGAGCCTTGCTGGGTTAGCATTTGATGTTGCTCGTGAAATCAATCTATCAGACATAGCATCAGCAAAAGAACTTTCAAGACTCTATCGTGACTGGAAAGGCGATAATGTTGTAACCGAAGGCTGGATGGAAGAAAACCTTTACTATCTTGATGAAGTTGTCCAAGACGATAAAAAACAAAACAAGAAGCGTACAAAGAAAAATGCAACTAAATGAATTATTTGACAAGCCTTATTCATATCATTGGATTAAAAAAGGCAATGATCCGGATGGAGATTGGAAGGCAGAAGCCAAACTAAACGGTGGTGGTGTAATTCATATAAATTTCGCACCAACCAATTTGGATTCTACTGCATGGGAAATTAACTTTCAACGAAACGGCAGTGAAGACTTTTCTGCAACAGGAAAACGTGACGAATTTAAAATTTTCTCAACAGTTGCAGCCGCAATCAAAGAATGGTTTAATTGGCAACAAAAAAATCGCCACCCCAACGAAACAATACAAGAAATCTACTTTGCCGCGGATAAAGAAGATACGCCTAATTCAGGAAGTCGTGTTAAATTGTATGACCGTTTTGCAAAGAAATTCGCTGAAATGGCTAATATGAATGTAACACGAAGCGAAATGAAGATGGCTGTAGATTGGACATTCAAGAGAAAGAAAAAGAAGAGACGTCCAGTTGAGGAAAGGGTTGGTTCGTCCAATCTTTATCACAACACAGATCTATATAGTTTGATAAACATATTTAAAGATGGCTATATAGGACAAGATAGTCGCACAGTATCACTTACAAGAAACCGCCGTTATGACAGCGCACCTGGTGCTGGGCTGTCTGGACAGGAAGTGAGATTTGTATTTGATCGTGACGAGTTACAAAACAAATACAAGATAAAACCACATGCCGACCGCAGTGTTGTTAAAAATCGATTTGATGATACTCGGGTAAAAGGTGGTGAGGCTCGCTGGGAGAGCGAAGAACGTGTCACTGGAAAAATCAGTCTTAATGATGTAGAGCGTATCGAAGTTACACCAAAAACAATCGCAAAGCTTGAAAATCTAAAGGAAAGTATCAAGAAAAATATTGATCATGGACTGGAAAGAATCAAACGACTCAAGAAAAATGAATTTTGGCACCAATCAAGACAAGAATGGCGACCAATCGAAAACGAACGCCAGCGTCGACACCATCAAGGTAGTGAATCAAAAATCAAAAATTTGATTAAGAAAAATCAGAACCAGTTAGATTTGATAACAAATGTTTTAAGAAGTGTGATTGAAGTGAATAGTTTTAATGAAGAAGCTGCCGGAGTTGGTCGTATTACTAAACAGAATACCACTGTTGATGTCAAACCCGGTGAAACGCGCCGTCAATCAGCTAAATTTGGCAACAAAGTTAACAGCAAAAATGAACCACCATTACTTCACAAGAAGGCCAAGAAAAATACAAACGCCCATGTGTTGACCAATTTAGGGCTTGCTGAAAGTGGATATCCTATAGCTGATCCTAACGACTGGTATGGCGATCTTCAATACAAAGAACAGGGCGCTCGAATGATTATGATGGATCCTGACAAGTATCTTAAAAAGGTGCGTCCACTCTCAATGGATGATGAGAGCATAGAAAATATTGACATACTAGCACAGCATATACTAGATGGAGGAACTCTTGACCCTCTTAAAATATATCCTGATGGCAAGGAAGACGGACGACATAGAGCATATGCTGCTAAAAAATTAGGAATAAAAAAGGTTCCGGTAATTGTTTGGCCAGATAATAAAATGCAAGAATCAATCATAACGATTGATACTGACAAAGACAATAAATTTGGTATCGATCTTAAGCCACACAAACTCGATGGTAAAAAGATCGGCAAGATTGGAGCATTTGAAATCTGGTTCAAACAAGACCATCCATATTTCAATGGACTTGATACCGCACAAATCTATGATCCAGGAACCCAAGAACTTGCTGGTATCATTGGTATGTCTACGCCAGTTCGATACAACTTTGGTGATAAGACTTATATTACAACTATCGCAGTTGTAAATGAAAACTATGAGGGACGAGGACTGGTATTTGCAACATACAAATATCTTATCAAAAAGGGATTCAACCTTGTAAGTGATGATACACAATCACAGGGTGGTATGGGAATCTGGAAGAAGCTTGCAAAAACACCAGGAATACATGTTTATGCCGTAGATTTAAATCGCGGAAAAGACCCACAATTTCATGCAGTTGATCCAGACGATATCACTGACAGTGGTGTAATAGTTTACAATCGTGAAAGCCGCGCAAAATATAATAACCTTAGAGACGAGCATTACAAACTCAAACACAAAATTTCAAGCAATCTTGGGTGGTTAGAAGACATGAAAATCGACCAGGAAGAAGGCCATGATGTTGACCAACAAGAAATAGCAGATGTAAAAGACTGGATAGGTGCAGCGAAAAAAGAACTGGCAGCAATCGAGGCCGAAATGGATGCTTATGATGACATTCCTGAGTATGAAGATGTCAGGCTCATGGCTGTGAGTGAAAAAAAGAAAGTCAAAGAATCTATCAAAAAACCGCATCCAAAACACACCCTGGGAATTAAACGCAAGGACATGCCTCAAGTTCATAAAGATCATTATCCCGAATTGATCAAGTATCTAGAAGGGCACGGAGGTAAATTCCGTCATTACCGCGTCCCTGCAACATCTCTACGTCCTGTTCAAAGCGAATTTAGTGACGAAGGTGTTGAAAAAATGATTAAAAAGAAATCAGGAGACAGTGGCACAACCAGAGACAAGCCTCTGATTGTTAGTAAAGACAACTACATTATCGACGGACATCATCGTTGGCTTGCTGCATACAATCTGGACGAAACGATTCCAATTATGCAGATCAGTATTCCAGTAAAAAAACTGTTCAAGCTAGTCAAAGACTTTAAACATACTACATACAAGGATATCTACGAGTCGCAGCTCAATGAATTGTTCAATGAAAAATACAATTGGCAGTGGACCCAGGGGTCAACAAGAACCAAGATGGCAGAATTCCAGACTGAACAAGGAGATACGGTTACTGTTTTCTTTGAACGACTATCACCACAATCACCCAATTATGAGGTTGGATTTAAGACTAATGGAGAAATAAAAAGGACTGGTGGTGGTGATCAGTTCAAAATCATATCAACAGTTATCGATGTGATAAAGGATTTCATGGACAAGAATACTGACACCGAAGTTCTTACTTTTACAGCAAAGCGTGAAGGGCGCGAGCTTGAATCTCGAAAAATCAAAAACCGTCGTGCAGAGCTTTATCGTCGTATGCTTGGCAGATATGCAGACAGCATGGGATATGAGTTTGCAGACGAAGACATCGGACGTATGACTGAATTTGTATTGCGTCGCAAGCAGCCTCGTAACAAGATGGAAGAAGCTTGTATACAAGGCGGGCATGTTTATGAACAAGATCTAGATGAAATCCACACAATCAATGACCTTAAAAATGACGAAGCGAATATTGCACGTTCAGATCAACGTCTGCAATTGATTAAGGATGGTGAGTTAATAAAAATAAAAGATCTCGGAGATGTTGCTATCTATGGAGCAAAGGATCTTGTAAGATATGGCATGGAAGGATACGTTATGGTTGCAGACCGTGATCTCGAAAATCTAATTGCATTCCTTCGCTTACAGCACACAGATCACAAAATACAACCAACCATGAAAGCAGGAATGGCTTGGACCAATCCCAAATACCGTCGTCAAGGTTATGCAACAGCGATGTATGAATCCTTGTTAGAACGTGGTATAAACATTTCAGCAGACATGGAACAAACACGCAAGAGTAAGATGGTTTGGCAAGCATTGATTCAAAAGCACAAAGCCTATTTGCTTCGTGATGGCGAAATTGATCAGGAAATGAATAATCAGGCATTTAAAACTGCTTACAAAAAGAATGCTCCATATAACTATACAATCTTGTTAGCATCTCCTAAAGCAAAAATAGGAGAAAACATTTCTATTACCGGAACACAGCGCAAGAAACAGGAACGCAAGAAAAAATTACAACCTGGTTCAGATGCCTGGTTTAAACACTGGTTTTCACGTCCATATTTGCGTCGTGAACAGGTTGAGCAGCTCAAGACAGAAGCTGTTCAATACCTCAGAAAAAAGAAGGGAGTTCGAAATGAAAAAACGACTAACCGCAGAAGATCTAACAGCAACAGAAGGGCCAATGAACGCCGTTGCACTTGATGATGCAAGAGCATACTTAGGATTAGAAGATCGAACACACCTTACACCAGTAGAAGAGAAACAAATTAGAGCGAAGAAAAAGAAAATAGTAACATCAACAAAGAAAATGGATCGCCGTGTCAACCGCGAATTGACAAGACATGCAAATCGCTTGGAGTAATAAATACCGATATGCGTATATATGATATCATAACAGAAACCACTGCCGGAGCCGTTGCCGGTGTAGCAGCGCCGCTAGGTGGTGGTGATCCTGCCGCTAGTATCTACAAGAACAACAAGAAAAAGAAAAAGAAAACCAAAATGATCAAGCGGGCGCCCATGGAGAAAAGAAAAGATGCCTACATTTCGTATTGATAAAGAAAATATTGTAATTCCTGAAGAAGAAGGAGCCGTAAAATTTGCACGCCAATACACGGCTGCTATGAAAGGTGATCATCGTGATGGTGGTCCGCGTGATATTGATGAACGCAATCGTGAAAAATTCCATGCTCTTTATGATGATGAAATTACTCGTAGTGGCTTTGCAGGATCAGGCACTGTAAAATATACTAACAAGAAAACAGGCGAAGCATTTGTTGTAGATAAAACCCCAAACGGAAAAGGGTTTCACGGAACAGATCACATGGTAACAGTTGCTAGTGATTCGGTAGAAGAAGGCAAGGCAACTGTCAGTGCCGCTGCAAAGAGAGCAGACAAAAAGCGTCAAACCGCTATCCGTAAAGCAAAAGCATATATGAAGCGTATGAATGTCAGTGCAGATAAAGCTGCTAAAGAATACGACGTTCGTGCCAGTGACCTTACTGAAGCAAGCGAACTAAAATCATACAAGGTTACTTACAAAACCAAAAGGGGTGAAACTACTGTGAAAGTTAAAGCACGTGATGAAAATGAAGCAAAGGCAAGAGTTCGTGGTCGACCAAACTACCAAGGAAATGCAGTTGCAACATTAAACGAAACAAAGTCGAAAAAAATCACAGAAGGCGTCCTAGATGACATGGATGATGATGGATTCATGGCTAAACGTCAGCTATATGATCTTGCCAAGTATGCAGTTGAATTGCATCGTATGATTCAGGATACCGACAATCTTGAGCCTTGGATCCAAGCAAAGATCACAAAAGCATCAGATTATATTGATACCGTAAAACATTACTTGGAATACAGTGACATTCGTGATGCTGAAGACATGGCTGACGCGGTAGGCATGGATGATATTGGTGATGTAAATAGTGCCTTAGATACAATGGGCCCTGAAGAACCAGTGGAAGCTGTTACTGAATATGAAGAAGAAGTTAGAACCCTAGACGGTCACGATATACTTCGCATGGCACAAACTCGTGGTATTATATCTCAAGATCAGTATTATGCTCCTACCGTGGAGTTACTTGATGCAGCTGAGTGGGTTGCAGAGGGCGTTGGCGAGGTAGATGAAATTGGTAGTTCAGATGTTTCAATTTGGATGAGAGAATTTGTTGCAAATGCAAAAGCAAGCGGAATTGATCTTGACGGCGAACGAGCACATGTGTATGAATCCAAATTGGAAGCACAAAAAATCTACGACAGAATGTTTGAAAACTTGAGGAAGAAATAATGAAATTAAGGGACGTTAAAGGCAAGATAAGAGAAACATTTGATCGTCGCCGCGGTGAATGGGATAATCCTGCTGAAGCATTTGAACATGCAATCGGCATGGCAGAAGAACGTCCCAATGAACGTTTTGCTGTGATGAAGAAACAGGACACTTACACAGCACTTAATGTCAGGGCTCCAGGTTTTAATCAGAACGCGGAGCGTGGCTGGGCTGTCGTCGGGTATATCGATCACGGTGGAAAAACTATTCGAACAGATACACCCCATAAAGAATTTTCAAGACAAAGATTTGATGAAGCGTCAAATACAGTTGCAAAGTATCTTGCAACGGATGGAAATGGAAGATACTTTGTTCTAACCTATCCTCAAACACCTGGATCAAACCCTCAAGCATTACGCAAGCATCTTGATCAAAAAGCAAAAGAATTGGGTTTTGAGAATTATAAAGTAGTCGCAAATTGGACTGGTGATATTGATGACGCTATTGCTCATGCTGAAGAAATTGCAGCAAATCATGCAGACCGCAAGGATGAGTTTCCTGCACAATACCACGGTGAATCAGAGAAAGCTAAAAAGCTCAAGCGAGCAAAAGCTATTATCAGCAAGCACAAGATAGAGGAAGCACGTGATCCACATGAAGTGATCCGTAATTTCCTTGATCAAAAAAAGCAACGTGATCAGCGCGGTGGAAAACTGTATGCTGAACGTGAGCTCAAAAAGCTAGCACAGGAATACCAGGGCACAATGGCTGGCATGGGTCATCGTGATGAAAACGATATCCTCGACGACATGCAAGCTCTAGCAAAGAAATACGGTCTGGACGTCGAAGATTATTTAGATGAGTCAACCAATGAGGGTGTGATTGACAATATAAGAACACGCCATCGAATGAAAAATAAAATGAAAGATTTCGAAGCTGATCGAAAAAAATATGATGCAAATGGTCTTAGAGTCCCATCGGCAGATCGTGCGGAAAGACGTTTACGCAAGAAACTCGGAAAAAAGGTTCCTAGCAGATTAAATCCTGACCAAACACACAATGAATCTTCAGGAGGATCATTAAACGATATTGTTTGGGCTAAGAATGTAATAAAGCCAGGATCAACAAGATCTATGCCTAGAGAATATAAATCAGGTGAAAAAGTAAAATATGGCGGTCTAACTGTTACTGTCGTCGATCACAACTACGAAAGAGGATATGTGATACTATCCAGACCGCAGTGGTCAAAAGACCGAAAGGTCCCGGATACTGCAATCGAACCTGTTAACGAATCTTCAAATAAAAAAATGAAGGATGATCCTTGCTGGGATGGCTACGAAATGGTAGGCCACAAAAAGAAGAACGGCCGAAGTCACTGTCGGCAATGCCGAAAAAGCATTTGATCTAAAAAAGAAAGCAGAAGCAACCAAAAGAAGAATGCTAAAGCTACAGGACACCCCAGGGCATGATGCTCATGTAAAATTCCTCAAAGCAAAAACAGCATTCACTAATTTAATTAAAAAACTAAAACAACTTGATTTGCCTGAGCCAGAACTAGACGAATTAAGAAAAGGCACATACATCAGTGAAAAAGGAAAACAGCTAGATGAATATAATCCTGGTGTGACAAAGCTTACGCGAACAATTACTCTCGAACCAGATGAAATCAAGCGTGTTAAAAAAGCAATCTGGGCAGTGCCTGGTATTGATATGAAGGTGCGTGGTGACCAGGTTACTTTCCGCACTGCTAAAATCAAAACACTTGCTAAGATTCTTAACAAAGTAATTGATTTCGGAGCAACCGATGTCGGCACAGTTCTCGACATTCCGGCTGAGATTGGTCATATCAGTGAAGAAAGAAAACCAGGCGATAAAGTTAAGTATCGTAATATCAAAACCAAACGCAACAAGACTGGTAAAATCCGTGCCGTAAAGAAAACTGATCACGGAACAAAATACGAGCTTGATAATGGCGCAATGGTTTACGATCAAGATATTGAGGAAGCAAAAGTAACAGAAAACTATCTTCCAGGACTTCCTGACGCATCAAAACGTCCGCCAACTCGCAATCACCGTCCCGCTATATGGGAAGCAATGCTGGGCACAGTTTACGCAATGAATGATGCCGGCGAAATCAAGTCATTTGGACGGAACTACGAAAAAGCTATTGCATTTTCAGGTGCAGACGATGCTAGCCGAGACCCTCGTCTTCACAAACTAAAAAAATCCATGCGTTTCAGTGGAGAATCTGATAAGACCATACCTGCAGGGAAACTAGTTTACTTTGTTCTTAAGAATAAAGTAGAGGAAAAAGAAGGCGGTATGAGCGACAAAGAGCGCAAAGCCTACAATCGCAAACACGGCAGCAACCTAAAGCGAGCACAACCCGGAGGCGGAAAACGTCGCACAAGCTATTGCGCTCGCAGCAAAGGGCAGATGGACGATCATAATATTGATTGCCGCAAAACACCCGATAAACCAATTTGCAAGGCACGTAGAGATTGGAATTGCTAAATGAGACTAACAGAGATCAGTGAAAAGGTTCGTAACACAAGAATTCCAGCAAGAATTTTTGAAGAACTATGGATTGTCGAAGTGGATACAGTTGATGATGATTCATCAGATGCCAAAAAACAATTGGCAGATGAAATGCGCCGTGCTGAACTCGTTAAAAATGTTGCAAAGACACCATTGAGTCGAGAAAGCAAGGAATACTTATTGACAAGCGCATTGCCAAATCTTATCGATATTGCAAAGGACAATATGGATCGTCGTCTCGCTACAAACTTGCAAAAATTCCAGGCAAGACTACACGCCGCATTATCAGGATAAATCAATGCTAATTGAAGATATTATCAGAGAAGCAGATTCATCCCGTAGCACGTATAATACCGTTGCTATCTACCCCGGGAGATTCCAGCCGCCTCACATTGGACACATGAAAGCATGGAAGTATCTCAAAGACAAATTTGGAGATGCTTTTGTTGCGACCAGTGACAAGGTAGATCCTCCACGTAGTCCTTTTAACTTCAACGAAAAGAAAAAACTGTTAATGCACGCCGGCGTCCCTGCACAAAATGTCGTTCAGGTTAAAAATCCATATCGTGCAGACGAAATCGTAAAAGATTTTGATCCAAACAAGACAGTGCTAGTATTCGCCGTGAGTGAAAAGGACATGGCTGAAGATCCGAGATTTAGCTTTAAGCCTAAAAAAGATGGCAGTCCGAGCTACTTGCAGTCATACAAAGAAAACCAAGCTGATCTAAAACCATTAAGCACACATGCATATGTCGCAACTGTCCCAACGTTCAAATTTAATGTAATGGGCGAGCCGATGAAAAGTGCAACTGAATTCCGTTCAAACTTTTCCAAAGCAAATGATAGCCAACAAGCTAAGATGATTGAAGACCTATACGGAAAATATAGTGACGACATACACAATCTGATGAGAGAGAAGATTGTCTGACCATCTATCTGACAGTGATGCCTGGAATAAATATCCCAAGCACAGATGGATCTTCAACAAATTAGAATTATCACTAAAACTAGGATACAATGCAGGTCCAGCTGGAACAAGCGTTCCTTGTCAAGGTGATTATATAGTTCGTCCAACATATAATCTTTCGGGCATGGGAGTGAATGCACGTAGGGTCAATATTAAACCGGGAGATTACATAACAGTAAAACCTGGGGAATTTTGGTGCGATTTTTTTCATGGCCCAAATATAACCATTGATTATTCTTGGGACACTGTCGACGACAGGAAAGTATTGCGTCCGGTTTTTGCCGCACAAGGATATAGAACGAACCCAGATTTGTATAGATTTGCAGCATGGCGTCGTATAGAGCCACCATATTGGAAATTGCCATCATGGATTTCATCATTACAAAATGTTCCTAGATTCAATATAGAATTTATACATGACAAAATAATCGAAATACATCTGCGACCTGGTATTGATTTTCCTGATAATTCTAAAGAAATAATACCAGTTTGGGATGACATGAGTGAAAAGGATTGTGATATGTTTATCACTCGTGGTTACACCTTCATTCCAAACTTTGACGATGCTGACGGACACCTGCCTTCAAAAAGACTGGGCTTTTTATATAAGTAAAGCTATGTTATGGCCATCACAAAAAGTATACACTATTGATATTCCTAAAACAGGTTGCAAGACAAAATGGGCAGTTGGTGATCTCATGAATGCTGACCCAGACATGCCCAATGGACAACGGTTCAAGGGACACTGGAAATTGTCAAGAGCACAGTTCTATCTACGTCAGAAAAACATAGACATATCAGAATTTGAATTTTGGACTGTGATACGCGATCCTATAAAAAGAGCAACAAGTGCTTTGAATTATCACTATGCAAATCGTAATCGCAATTTGCCTGAAATGTCACTAGAAGAATTCATCATGTTCATCAGAACTGGAGGAAGTAAAGACAACCTGTTCTATTCACAACAGAGCTTTCTGGACGTTCCACACAGCACTGTCAAGCTATGGCCCATGGAGAAGCTCGGAGAAATGCTCAGAGAGCTAGGCTGGACATATGATGTCCCGCACAACAACCGTAGCACCAAGATATGGTCCGAAGAGGATTTTCGCAAATCACCCAAATTTGATTACATGATGGAGATCTATCATAGTGATTGGGACCTTTACAACAAAGCGTTGAAGAACTTTGAATAAATATCACTGCATAGCGAGGAGAAAGCAAATGCTTGACAAATTATTCGGATTCTTTCGCCGGCCCAAAAAACTTCCCTGGATTGTGGAGGGCAAGAAGGTATTCGGTTTGCATGAATATCACGACAACAGGGAACTGAGCGCCTGGCTAAGAAGCGACCGCAAGTTTCTTGGAGATCCTAACCAGCTTCCTTGGTGTGGTGACTATGTTGAAACGGCTATCAAAAACTCATTGCCAAATGAGCCTTTTGTTGGTCGTCTCGGTAAGAATCCATATTGGGCAAGGAATTGGAAGCATTTTGGAAATGAAACACCACCAGTTTATGGTTGTGTTCTTGTGTTCAGCCGCGGCCGCGGTGGTCATGTAGGATTCGCTGTTGGTGAAGACGACACAGATTTCTATGTGCTTGGTGGTAACCAAGGTGACACTGTTAATATATCGCGTATTGATAAGGGGCGCCTGCTTGCCGCTCGCTGGCCCATAACATACACCAATCCAATGCGACGTCTACCACGTATGCGTCCAGACAATATTCCAAAAACCACGAATGAGTTCTGATTTCGCTTGACGAACCAAGACACATTGCTTATATTGAACATGTAAGCAAAGGAGATACAAATGGTTCGTCAAGCTACCGACAAAATTCTCGACATGGTTGAAGAAGGAATTCTTGACCGTGATACTGTCATTATGGCATGTCTCAAATATATGTCCGAGGATGAAGTTGCCGACATGGCTCAAATGAACGAATTTTTCATGGACGAGGAAGAAGATGTCTAAATACAGCAAACAAGCCGTCGATAAAGCAATCAAGACTTCCCGGAAACCAATTTCCGGAAAGGAAGCCAAACTCATCCATGCTCTACTTAAAGGTCGTCAAAAATAAGAACATAGTGCGATTCTTTTGTTGACTTACCAAGACACTTCGGTTATAGTGTAAGAGTAAGCAAAGGAGAAATGATATGACATTCCGTGTTCTTCAAGTTCAACTGAGCGATGCCAAAGCCGACGAAGTGAACATCGCCGGTTGCTGGAGCAAAGTTGCATGGGGCAAGACTTACCTGGATCTGACCGCAGGATTTGTTGATGAGGCTGATCTTGCTGAAACGTTTGCCAAGGCAGTTGAATATGGCCTCGTTCAACACACTATGACTGTTGACACTGATCAGCCTGAAGAGGCGTTTGCTATCGGCAATGGCATGGGTGATCGTTCCAAACTCACCGAGCTTTGCCCGCACAAGAGCATGAGCATTGGTGACGTCCTGGTTGATACCGAGACGGGTGAAGCACAGATTGTTGCTACGTTTGGCTTCGACGAAATTGACATTTCCCAAATTGAGGTTTGATATGAAGCCTGTTAAACCCTGGCGCGCGGGCACTGAGTGCCCGCTACCTGGCTATGCTGAGTTCAAAGAAGATTTGAATCTTGCAAGCTATCACAATGCCGCTGAAGGTAGAGGAGAAGCGGGTCATGCTCGCAGTGCTACTCGCGCGGCTGCCGAAGTAGCTATTGAACACGAGTGGCCTTACTGGGCTATGGAACGCATGTTCCGTGAAATTGGTCCTCTGGTCACTTGGGGTGATTTCATGCAAACTTACATCAATATTCTTTCTGAAAAAATTACAGAAAGTGCTTGACTGACCAAGGCATATCGGTTATATTGATACTGTAAGCAACGCAGAAAGGAACACAGACATGGGTGATTATGTTTACAAAGTTGGGCGCCAAACGGTTGAACTCAGCAACGGCGAAACTGCAAACGTTGCCACGTTTGCCTACAAGCCCACGATGAACTGGAACGCTCGTCCTACCAACGAACAGATGCACTTCCGTTCGGGTGCTTCCAAGTGCGACAAGAGTGCTGAAGACCGCAGCGATTGGATTGTGCTGGGCCACCGCAACAAACAAACCGGCAAAATTGAGGTCGAGATCGACAAGCTTGCCAAAAAAGTTGGGCGTCGTGGTTCGTTTAGCGATGGATGGTTTGACGCTTCTAGTGCGGAAACCAGCGCCGTGGCTGCTACCCTCGATCGTGAAATTGTGCTGATCAAGAGCAAGTCCGTGATGATCAACGATCATGAAGGTGAATACATCACGTATGAATATGATCGCAAGGTGGGCTGGAAGGAAGTCGACCGTCAAGGATTCCGGGTTTACTCGGCTGCTTGATAAATTAGGAGGGTGTTAATGCTTCGTGATATAACCGTTCTCGAAACTCAAAATGGATGGATTTGGGCAGAACAAGGAACTCGTCGCCGTAGACTGGCAGATCTACTTAATATCATAAATGCTGATAGTAAAGAACTTGCCAAGACCCGCGGCGTAGTTGCGACCCGTATTACTTACAACACCAATACTACTGCTGGGCACATGGTTGCCCAGTGTCTTGCAGAGCAAACTATTTAAACTGACTCTCAAAAGAGTGATACAAGATATGAGTCTTTACAAAGTTCAAATTACCGTTTGGCCCCACAGCACTGGTCGTGGTAAAGATATTGACCAGAAACAGGCCGGTGCCCAAAAACAAGAATATGAAGTCCGGGCTGAAGGCATTTATGATGCACTTCAAATATCCGAAACAATTTGTCTTGGAATTACCCAGAACCCTATTGTGTGGCAAGCGTTTGTAAACTCTATTGTTGAACAGGGCAATTCAGGAAATAGCTCTCGTCATATTGCCCGCTGTCTCACTGAACGGGGCGAAGCTTACATTGAATAAACAGTTGACTTAACAAACATTTTTTGCTAAGTTTATTGGTAACGCTCAAAGCGTTACCATTTTTTATACGGAGATTGATTATGAGCAGAACATTTTCTGAAGAAGAAGTAAAGAAACTCAAACAAATTGTTACTGAAGGTATTCAGGTACATACCGAAGTCGATGCACTCAAAGAAGGTCTTACTGAAACCGTTAAAGCTGTTGCTGAAGAAATGGACCTCAAGCCTGCCACAATTAACAAAGCTATCCGCACTGCATATAAAGCAGACTTGGATGACAAGCGGGAATCACTCAGCGAGCTTGAAGATATTCTGGTAGCTGTGGGCCGTGATTACTGATATATTCGGACATGAACTGAATAAAGGCGATTGGATTGTGTATAGTCCAATTGATCCTGATGGTCTGGTTGGTCGTGGTTTAAGACACGGTCAGATTGCAAGTGTCAGCACTGGCCTATTCCATCAATTGGGTGGATCGGCAATCATTTATATTGAAGGCCATGAGCATTTTACACAAGCCGATCGTTGCATGAAATTTAGCTTAGAAGAAGCAACCATGCGGAAGTTAGAGTCCGGCTCTGAGCCAACAAGCAAACAAAACACATAATATGGATTTGTATTTGGGTAAAGAACACACCGCATATGATCGCTTGGGTCAAGAAATCCATATTGGAAGTTTTGTTGTGGCCCCGTATACTCGTGCTCGTACAGTTATCGGACAAGTGACCGGCATCACCGCCAAAAAGGTTCGGTTTAAAGATATTGATCGAAATGAGGGTTCAGCCCGTGATGCTAAACCTATATACAATAAATATCACAATGAAATAGTTTGTATCGACGCATTATCTGAGCTATGTGTCTTGAAGAAACTATCACAAAATATTTAATCAGGAGAACTAAAATTTACGTTGACGCTTTACACGATCGCGATCGTGACACTATTTTTGTCGTTGAACGTAATGAGCAAGGTGAGCGTGTTCATACGCAATATCCTGCTCGTTATGTTTTCTATTACCCAGATCCTAACGGATCATACAAGAGTATTTTTGGTGACAGCCTGAGCAGGTTTCAGACAACGAGTGGCAAAGCTTTTCATAAAGAAAAGAAAGCTATGTCAGACAAACGTTTGTTTGAAAGCGATATGAATGTTGTATTCCGTTGTCTTGCTGACAATTACATGGATGCACCTGTCCCAAATCTAAATGTTGCGTTTTTCGATATTGAGGTTGACTTCAACAAAGACCTAGGCTTTGCACCACCCGAAGACCCTTTCAATATGATTACAGCAATTGGTATTCACCTCAACTGGCTCGACAAAACTGTCTGTCTTGTAATCAAGCCAAAGGGCATGACACAAGATACTGCCAATGAAATCGTGTCACGGTTTGACAACGTCTTTCTCATGGACAGTGAGGAAGAGCTCATACGCATGTTTATTGAGCTAGTGGATGATGCTGATATACTGTCAGGTTGGAACTCTGAAGGCTTCGATATTCCATACACAGTTAACCGTATTTCTCGTGTAATCGGCAAAGATTATACACGTAAATTTTGCTTGTGGGGACAGTATCCCAAGAAACGCATGTTCGAGCGTTACGGAAAAGAACACGAGACCTATGATTTGGTCGGAAGAGTCCATTTGGACTACCAGGAACTTTACAAGAAATATACTTACCATGAAATGCACAGCTACAGTCTTGATGCTATTGCGGAGCATGAACTAGGTGAGAAAAAGGTTGAATACGAAGGGACCCTAGATCAACTCTATAATAATGACTTTGAAAAATTCATTGCATATAACATTCAAGATACAGACCTGTTGCGCAAGCTGGATGACAAGCTACAATATATTGACCAGGCAAATCTCCTAGCACATTCAAACACGGTGCTGTTGCAAACAACCATGGGAGCGGTTGCACAGACAGAACAAGCAATTATCAACGAAGCACACAGTCGCGGACTTATCGTTCCTGATAAAGCTAGCGGAAATGAGCATATTCCAGCCGCAGGTGCGTATGTTGCAACTCCTGTCAAAGGGCTACATGACTGGATTGGAAGCATGGACCTTAACTCGCTTTACCCGTCAATTTTGCGAGCTTGTAACATGAGTCCTGAATGTATTGTCGGGCAAATACGCCATGATTATACCAACACAGGCCTTGTAGAGCAAATCAAGAAATCCAAAGGATTCAACAAACACGTAAGAGATCCTGAAAATGTCCAAGAAGTATTCCGATTCGGCAAAAGCCTATTGGATAGTCCATTTCCAAAATACTGGGAAGGCCGTTTTGCATGTGAAGAATATAACCTTGTCATGGAAAAGGATCGTGAAAAAACACTGTGGATTGATTTTGAAGATGGCACTAGTTATGAAACTTCCGGTGCTGAGATTTATGATCTGGTTTTTGAACGGGGGCAACCCTGGTGCTTGACAAGTAACGGAACCATCTTCACATTCGAATTACAAGGTGTTGTTCCTGGTCTGCTAGAACGCTGGTATGCAGAAAGAAAGGAACTGCAAAAGAAAGCTAAATCAGCCAAAGGCAAAGACGAGGCTGAATTTAATTTCTGGGATAAGCGCCAGCTGGTGAAGAAAATTAACCTTAACTCACTGTATGGTGCTCTGCTCAACCCACATTGTCGTTTTTTCGACCAACGCCTTGGACAAAGCACAACACTCACAGGACGCTGCATCGCTCGTCATATGGCTGCGGAAACCAACAATGTCTTGACCGGGGAATACAACCACGTTGGTGACAGTATTATCTATGGTGATACTGACTCTGTTTATTTTAGTGCTTACCCTGTTTTCCGTGAACAAATCAAAAGTGGAGAATTCAAATGGGATAAGGACACTGTTATCGAACTGTATGACACGGTTGGAGAGCAAGTAAACGAAACATTTCCAAACTACATGGAAAGAGCACACAACTGTCCAGAAAAATATGGTCGTATTATCGCGGCCGCCAGAGAAACAGTAGGACTCAAAGGACTATTCATTAGTAAAAAGCGTTATGGTATCCTTGTTGTCGACGACGAAGGAACCCGTATGGATATTGACGGCAAAGCCGGCAAACTCAAGGTAATGGGATTGGAAATTAAACGTTCTGATACACCAGAATACATGCAAGATTTTCTCAAGAACATCTTGCTTGAAACACTGGAAGGTGCTGGTGAAGAACAGGTAATCGAGCATATTAAAGAGTTTCGTCAAACTTTCCGAAACATGCAACCCTGGGAGAAAGGAACGCCAAAAGCAGTAAATAATCTTACAAAATATACCAAGCAGTGGGAACGCACTGGAAAGTGCGGAGTGGGTCATGTCATGGCAGCTATCAACTATAACCGCCTGCGCAAAATGCATAAGGACCAATACAGCATGGAAATTGCTGATGGTATGAAAACCATTGTATGCAAACTCAAGCCCAACCCGCTCGGCATGACAAGTATTGGCATTCCAACAGACTTGAAACGCATTCCACAATGGTATAAAGAACTTCCATTCGATAATGACGAAATGGAGGAAGCAATTGTAACCAAAAAAATTAACAATCTTCTCGGAACACTGGATTGGGATCTAACCCGTGCTGAATCAAAAACAACATTCGACAACCTGTTCGACTTTTGACTTTGGTCTCTCTGTGTCATACGCAGAGAAAAAATTTCAACATACGCCAATGTATAGGATGGGGACCAAAACTTTTCAGATTTGGCTCTATGAGTGTTATGGCATTAGCGTATTTCGCAAAGACGGAACACCATTTCCATACAAATCAGATGGTAAATGGGGCGTGTATCAAATTGAAGATGAAGAGTTGGCAACAATATTTAAACTCAAATATACATAAAAGGGTTGCACATGTTTTCTTCTTGTGTTACAATGACTTATATATTTCAACAAATAATTCAAAGGACTAGAGTATGGATTTGAAATCGGTATTACTTGATGTTGTCAAGCATACAAGCGGACTTGGCATTATCGAAAATCTTAAAGTCATCGGCGAAGGCGATGAAACCAAGCTTGGTGCTATGGATGCAGACAGGACTGTTATCCTCAACGCAAAGCTTCATGATCATCAGCCTGAATTCGATGGTGAATTTGGCATGGGCAATTTGGGATTGCTCAGTAGCCTTACAAAACTATCCAACTATCAAAGCGAGGACGCAAGTATCGAAGTTGAGCGTCGTGAGCGCAATGGCGTTGAAATGCCCACAACACTCGTTTTCAAAGATGCTGAGGGCAACAAAGATCAGTATCGTTTCATGAGCAAGGAAATTGTTGACCAAGCAATGAAGGTTGCAACATTCCGTGGTGCTTCATGGAATATCCAAGTTGAGCCTGCACAAAAAAGAATCTCACAGTTGAGTGAGGTTGCATCTATCTATGCAGGTGTTGACCCTGCATTCTCAGTTAAAACTGAAGATGGTAATCTTGTTTTTGAAGTTGGCAGTAATGAAGGCGGTGTTGTTGGACGCCGTGTATTTGCTGAAAATGTAGAGGGCGAACTCACAACTCCATGGAGTTGGCCGCTTGCTACCTTCCTGAGTATCTTGAAGTTAGGTGGCACCATTGTTGTGCGTTTTAGCGATCAAGGTGCTTGTCAGATCGATGTCGACAGTGGCATCGGAACATACAGTTACATCCTACCAGCAATTAGCAGATAACGGAGACCATTATGGTTAAAAAAATCCGAATTGATGATGAGCCAGAGGCTCCTAATCATGAGCTTGACAATCAAGAGTTTCAGCAAAAAATGCTAGACTACATGCAAGCCATGGATTGGAAGCTATGGGAGATTCTTAAAATCTACCAGGAATGGGCATTGCAAAATGGGTATTCTCAAGATGAAGAAAATCTCCCACGCAAACGTGACCCAATTGTCGACACATATGATGATGATGAAGACGATGATGATATCATTCCAATTATCGTTGACGAAGAAGACGAGGACATCTAATGCTCAGGCTTGAAAAGACTATGATTTGGATTACTTTCAGAAAAGAAGGTATTCATAAATATCCAGCCGCAGCAACAGATCCCAAACTAGCAACTGGTGATGAATATGACGTCAGTTTTTTGGGTGTCCCACATCGTCACATCTTTCATTTTAAGGTTGGAATACAAGTATTTCATGATGATCGTGATATTGAATTTATCCAGTTCAAACGTTGGCTTGAAAAACTTTATGCGGACGGAGTTCTTGAACTGGATTACAAAAGCTGCGAGATGATGGGTAGTGAGCTCGCAGAAACTATCCACAATCGTTACCCTGGCCGTGATATGGAAATCACCGTAAGTGAGGACGGTGAAAACGGCGCAACATTAACCTTTGGAACCAAATAAGGAATAGAAAAATGTCCAAAACTATCAGCCTTAACGACATCAAGTATGACCTCCTCAAAATCATTGAACCTTGGGATGGTGTGCTTGAGGCTAAAAATCCTCGCCCTGTGAGAAGGTTGTTTACAGCATACCTTAACGACTTGCAGAAAGAAAAAATGATCTATGATTTCAGTATTGATACTGCTGATCGAGACAATGCATTTACATTTGACGTAAATGTTAAGATTACTCCTACTAGGAGCCCCAAGAAGCTAAAGATCCATGTGGGTATCTTTCAAGCACCATGGGTTGACGGACAAGCTGCATAATCCAAGAGGCGCCTGTGAATTAACACAGGCGTCGTCTTTCTAGGCAGTAAAATTAATTTTGACTTATTATGTATAAGATGTTATTATCATTGAGTATTTCAAGGAAAATAAATGAACAAACCATCCATTGATTTGAACGAATCGAACCACGATTATGCGGTGTTCCTGCCTAGCATTAGCGGCTTTTACGTAGGCACATTGCAGCACCCAGAAACAAGAACACCCCAAGGATTTGAAAAAGGGCTTGCTGGCTTGGATTTCCTCAAGCCTGATGGTGGATATTTTAATTACAAATGGGGATTGTATTCAGCTGGTCACGCACAACTTGACACTGTAAAAGCAGATCAAGAAGAAAAAATGATCCAGAAACGTGACCGCAAGAACACGTTTATTTTGGGTGATAGTGGTGGCTTCCAGATCATCACAGGTGTTCTTAAATGTGACTGGAATAATTTCAAATCAGACGACACACTACGACAAAAAATTCTGGATTATCTTGAACACACTGCTGATTACAGTATGATTTTGGATGTTCCTACATTGGCAGCTAGCGAACCTTATAGTTCACGCAATGGTATCACTAGTTTTGACCAATGCTTAGATTACACGAAATTTAATAATGACTGGTTTGTAAAGAACCGCAAATACAATACCAAATTGCTCAATAGTATGCAGGGCCGGACTGTTGCTGAAGCTCGTCACTGGTTTGACGAAACAAAGCACTTTCCTTTTGAAGGATGGGGTTTTGGTGGATCCACTAGCAAGAATCTTGTTGTACTACTCAAGATGCTTATCTGGCTACGAGACGAGCAATTGCTAGAGCAAGGCAAATATGACCACTTGCATTACTTGGGTGTGAGCCGTAACGAGTTTGCTGTATACTACACTGCAATTAAGCGTATGCTTCAGAAATATGTAAATCCAGATATCGAAGTTACGTATGATGCAGCTAGTGCTTTCATTATGGCCACAAAAGGTCATATGTATAGCAATATTGAAATCAATAACAAGAAATTCAAAATGGCTGCTGCGCCTGTGGTAGATGACAAGGTTCTCTATAACAGTGATATGCCACTTCCTGGAAATAGTCCTGTATTTGAGCGACTAACCGCAGGTGATCTATGTGTTCACAAACATGGTGTTCCCGACATGGAAGCTTTGCAAGCCCGCGGAATTGATATTGATGATGTTTACAAGGACAAAGAACTTCTTAACGATCCCAGCCTGTGGGTTGAACAAGGAAGCAAGAACAAGATCGATAAGGTTGGAAAAACCAGCTGGGATGTGAGCAGTTACCTGTATGTCATGGCACACAATGTCTACATTAATATCAAAGCATTACAACTGTGCAACCAGAGTATGGACCTAAGCATGGCGACCGTGGGTGATTTTAATCCACGTGAATTTGCGACGGTCGCAGCACGTAAGAGCAAGCTTGAATTGAGTCCTTGGGTTCCGACCGATGCCATGGTAACTACAAAGATGATCGAAGACATTTTCAAAGTAGAAAATCCAATTGATTACATCGATTCAGTTGCTGGCTATCTTGATTCAAGATCTGTGGTCAAAGGATTCCATGATACACATGGAACCGTGAACAATCTATTCGACTTTGATTAAGGAGAAAGATCAATGACTGTTGTCGTTGTAAGCGGTGGATTTGATCCACTACATTCAGGACACATCGCCCTGTTAAAAGCAGCCCGAGAACTTGGCACTGACCTTGTTGTTGGAGTAAATAGCGACGAATGGCTTGTCCGAAAAAAAGGACGACCTTTCATGCCATTTTCAGAACGTGTCAATATCATTTCAAATCTTGAAATGGTGTCACAAGCTATGGCATTTGACGATTCTGACGGCTCTGCTTGTAACATTATCGCAAAGGCGCTAGAACTTTATCCGGACGAATTTGTTATTTTTGCTAATGGTGGCGATCGTAACGAGGGTAACATTCCTGAAATGGATAAGTATAATGACCACAGTAGAGTTTCATTTATTTTTGGCGTGGGTGGAGAAGATAAGGCTAACAGTTCAAGTTGGATCCTGTCAGAATGGAAAAGCCCTAAAACTGAACGTCCGTGGGGATTCTATCGTAATTTACACCAGGACGGGCCGGGAACACGGGTTAAAGAAATTTCTGTCACACCAGGAAAACATTTGAGTATGCAAAAACATCGCTATCGCAGCGAATACTGGATGTGCACCTACGGACAGGCAACGGTTTATATTTCAGATAAAAATCCTGATTCACCCAAACGTGTTACACTCAAGCCGCACGACGAGATCCATATTCCTGTTGGAACCTGGCACCAGTTAGCAAACGAAACAACACAGGAAGTTCGTATTGTTGAAATACAATATGGAGAGAATTGTATGGAAGAGGACATCGAGCGCATAGATGTTGAAGAAGGATATGGAGTAAGTTTATATGACAGATGATATTTGGGTCTTTCCACTAGAACCCTTGGACAATCGATATACGAAACAATGGTATACTGAAATTCCAAGAATACTTGAAAACAAGTTACAAGGAACTAATAGATATGTATACAGCATTGACGGAGACCAACAATCCGAGAATACCACTAAAGGCGCGTTTCTGGATTTTTCGGATACAAACTTGTGGAAAAGCACCCAACTTGCTACGTTCATTAGAAACTTACAGACTGGCTACGTGGATGATTCTTCCTGTATTCTCTTCACTGACTTTTGGAACCCTTGTATTACACAAATTGCCTACATGCGGGATTTATTGGACAAACACTGGAAGATACATGCGATTGCTCATGCAGGAGCATATGACCCAACAGACATTCTTGGATTGAAAATGCAAAAGCCCTGGCCTTGGGACTTGGAAAGGAGCATGTTTCACGCCTGTGATGTAGTATATTTCGCTACAGAGTTTCATCGTAGTATGTTCCTCAAAAATCTTGAAATTCCAGAAGAATATCACCACAAGGCAGTTTTAAGCGGACAACCACACAATGAAATAGTCAGAAGCATGGACGCTATTGAACGTCCTGCATTTAAATCACCAAGCATTATCTGGCCACACCGCTATAACCAAGACAAACAACCAGAAATTGCTGAAGATCTAGCTCGTGATTTTGATGTTACAATCACACAGAAGCTTGATCTAAACAAGAAAAACTTTTACAAGACGCTGGCCGACAGTCAAGTGTTGTTCAGTTGTGCATTGCACGAAAACCTGGGTATCAGTGTTATGGAGGGGGTTCTTTTAGACGTTATTCCCTTGCTTCCTGATAGATGCAGCTATGCTGAAATGTATCATGATGAATTTAAATACCCAAGTGAATGGACGGAAAACTGGGAGAAATACACCTTTTATCGTCCCAAATTAGTAGAACGTCTAAATAGAATACTAGACAATCCCAACGCATACGCTGACGTAATGCAATCACAGCGGGAAATTCTAGTCAATAACTACTTGTCGGCAGATGTAATGGTGCAGCGTCTGACAAGTTCTAGCGATTAAGGGCAAACTGTTATGAAAAAATCACAAGAAATCAAAAAGCGTCTGCAAGAAGCAGACAAACGTTTCCATGCTAATGACAATATTAGCGACTTTATCCACGAGGGTGAATTGGAAATTCTCCAAAACGAAGTTCAGGAAGCAATGCAAGATGTTCTAGAGGCACTTGTTATTGATACTGAGAAAGATCACAACACGCAGGATACCGCAAAGCGTGTTGCAAAGATGTTCGTCAATGAAACATTTGGGGGGCGTTATCGTCCTGTTCCGCAGGTTACATCATTCCCCAACGTAGGATATGAAGGACTTTACACTAGCGGGCCTATTTCCATTCGAAGCACATGTGCACATCATTTCCAGAATATTGTTGGGCGTTGCTGGGTAGGCATTGTGCCAAATGGAGAAGTTATTGGATTGAGTAAATTCAACCGCATAATTCACCACATTGCAGAACGTCCACAAATTCAGGAAGAAATGACTACTGAAATTGCTGATGCTCTGTGTGACCATGCTAAAACAGATAACATCGCAGTAATTGTTAAAGCGGAACATCATTGCATGACACACCGCGGTGTTAAAGAACATGAAAGCGACATGACAACCAGTGTCATGAGAGGTCGTTTCATGGAAGATCCCACTCTGCGTAAAGAATTTTACGATATCTGTTTTTCGATGAAAGGCCATGGCTAAGTATTCACCGAGCAATAAGTAATTATGCAGTAAAATATCAAGAGTATATTGAGTAATACAAACCCAGGTAAAAATTAAAATCTGAAAATGGCAAGAACTGAACAAGATTATCAAGAACTGAAAAGAAAAATAGACGAACTAGATGTACAAATGTCACAATTATCTGGAGTATTAGATAAAATGCTTGAAAAGATGGATTATATTGAATCTAGTGCAACAGGTATTGAGACGAATATACGCAAAGAATTACAAGAATTACAGGAATTAATACATCGAAATGACAGGTCACGGAAAACTTAAAACTATATCGGGACCAATGTATGCCGGCAAAACGTCGGAATTATTAAGAGAGATATTATGGGTTAAACATTGTGATCGTTCAGTCATTGTAATCAAGCCTAGTATCGATAACCGTTACAGTGAAACACACATTGAAACTCACAACCAATTAAAATTTCCTTGCTTTGCAATGGAAGATTGGTCTCATGTCCTTGACAATTTCAATCTAAAACCTTATAATTATCATACAGTTTTCTTGGATGAAGTGCAATTCATGGATACAAGCGAAACTGTTGACAACGTCAAGCAAATGCTACACAATGGAGTAAATGTAGTAGCTGCTGGCTTAGACCAAGACAGCAAAGGAAATCCATTTGAAACTACCTCTATGCTGCTCGCACTGAGCGATGAGATCAAAAAGATAAGATCAGTATGCACGGTATGCGGCAAGGACGCGACAAAAACACAGCGTATCACACAAACACAAAACAACAGAGTAGCTGTTGGAAGTGTTGGAATGTATGAACCAAGATGTATTGAACATTGGGATCCAAAATGAACAATAAAGAAACAAATGAAATCGACCTAAGTGCACATCAGCTAGTTTATGTGCCTCATGAAGCACTGGAAGTTCAGGTTTCTCCCTTTCCACAAGATAACCAAAACTACCGTCGGGCTCTTAGCAATCATATGCAGCATCTGATGCAAGAGCACCGTGGTATCGGTCTTGCTGCAAACCAAATAAATCTCAATGCGGCAGTTCATGTTCAGATGGTGCAAAAAGAAATGGTCACTATGTTTAATCCACAAGTTCATAGCATTAGTGACGACAAGGTTCTTATGAGTGAAGGCTGTCTAAGTGACCCTGGTCTCTATCTCAAAATCAAACGTCCTGATATGGTTCATGTGAGTTGGGAGGATGAAGGCGGCCATCGCAGCCACGCAAATCTATTCGGAATGGACGCTAGAGTTTTCTTACATGAGTTTGATCATCTACAAGGCATTATGTTTACTGATCGCGTGGGCGACACCAAGCTTAAAATGGCCCGAAAAAAGCAAGCACAGCGCATGGAACGAGCAGCTCAACGGATCATAAGCTCGATGAAATGAAATATCATATATACGACGTTAATACTGTAATTTTTGTCGATAAACTTAATAATGAGCGTATTGTTGTGGATATAAAAAATCTGAAAATACCTGGATATTATTGGCGTTCCTATGAACACAAAAATTCTATCTTTATTTCAATCGACTTCAGTGATGAACAAAAATACAATATTGATTATGGAGATGTCCATGAAGCAATATGTCGTTGGTTTGTAGATAAATGGGGCTTCTCACTTGATTCATTCAAGGTTACTGATGGATCGCCAGAACACCCAATTGGTGTTGTAGCCAAGGTTGAATTTGTTGATGATGGAGAAACCATGGCTAAAATACAAGGAATTATCAATTAATGGTAAATGAAATTAGATACACTGAAATCTTTTATTCACTGCAAGGTGAAGGAAGGTTTGTCGGTGTTCCAAGTATCTTCTTTAGGACGTTTGGATGTAATTTCCGTTGCAAGAAATTCGGACTGCCGCGTGACCAAGAAGTTGGAAGGTATAATCCTGAAGTAGAAGAACTAATTAACCAAGGCGTTCACAAGACTGCCAAGCGTTTTGAAGATCTTCCACTTGTCCACACAGGCTGTGATACATATGCGAGCATCTATCCAGAATTCAAGCATTTCAATGCGACTGCATCTGTCGAAGAGCTTCCTGAAAAATTACTTGAACGGGTTCCGAACAATACATGGACACAACCCAACGGACAAGACGTTCATTTGATCTTTACAGGCGGTGAGCCCCTCTTGGCTTGGCAAGAATTGTATCCAGACTTATTAGATCAACCTGGAATGTATGACCTCAAGAATATTACGTTCGAAACCAATACAACACAGATGCTCAAGGAACCGCTGTGGGATTATTTAAATCAGAACCAAAATCGCTTTGAAGTCACATTTAGCTGCTCACCAAAACTCAGTGTCAGTGGTGAAAGCTGGGATCGTGCAATTCGTCCCGAAGTTGCACGTCAATATCTTACCCTTCCAAATGCACATCTTTATCTTAAGTTTGTCGTTGCTGATCGACAGGATGTCGAAGAAGTCAAACAAGCCGTTGCAGAATACAAGCGTGAACTCAATCGTGATGTCCCTGTTTATCTTATGCCCCTGGGTGGACGCAGCGAGGAATACATGTTGAGTGTTAATGATGTTGCTGAACTAGCAATGGAACAGGGCTGGCGATTTACACCACGTCTTCACATCGACCTATTCGGCAATGCATGGGGAACTTAAAATGGACCGTAGTCAATTTAACGAATCAATGATTGAACGTGATGCGAACGGACGTAGATATTGGCTTTATGCCAATCTACCCAAACACACACGAGATTCTCTAATAACAGAAGAAGAACTGGAAAAATACGGGCTTGAATACTGCTACTTGGATTCTCCTGAAACATGGAGTCGGGAAGCAATAGATAAAATAGACGATTTACTTAGTCTTCAGATGCCCGCCGGGGCTTTTGAAGGTGCGTTACTTGATCAGGACCGTTACCTACTTGAAAAAAGTTTGCAAAAATTACAAGGGAAAAAATGACCAGAAATTATATCTTTACATCAGAAAGTGTGAGCCGTGGACACCCAGACAAAGTTGCCGATCAAATTTCAGACGCTCTTGTCGACGCTGCGCTCTCTCGTGGCGATGAATCTACAAGATGCGCAATTGAAACACTTGTTACCACCAACATGGTTACACTTGCGGGAGAAGTCAAAAACTTCAATCTCGAAGACAATGAAGTCGAGAAAACCGTGCGTGAAACCATACGTGAAATTGGATACCCTGAAGAGTGCAATTTCGGATGGGACACATCCCGGTTTTACAACGAACTACACTCGCAGAGTGCCGATATCGGGCTCGGGACAGATGACTTTGGAGCAGGTGACCAGGGCATCATGTTTGGCTATGCCAGCAACGAAAACCCTGATTTCATGCCTACACCGGTTTATCTGGCGCATGAACTTCTCAGGGAATTGGACCGTATGCGAAACGACGGATACGAGTTTTTATATCCAGACGCAAAAAGCCAGATCTCAATTGAATACGAAAACGACGTTCCGAAACGCATCTCTTCTGTCGTTTGCAGCCACCAACACAAAGAAGGATTTGTGCACTCCGCAAGACAAGCTATCAAGTCGGCAGGAAGAAATGTCCTAGGAGAACTCCTGGATGAAGATACCGTATGGCATATGAACCCGACGGGTAATTTTACTATTGGCGGGCCAGATGGTGATGCTGGCGTTACTGGTCGTAAAATTATTGTTGATACATATGGTGGATGGGCTCCGCATGGTGGCGGCGCTTTTAGTGGAAAAGATCCTACAAAAGTCGACCGCAGCGGAGCATATGCAGCGCGATGGCTCGCAAAAAACGTAGTCGCTGACAACATGGCCGACTGGTGTCAAATCCAACTGTCTTATGCTATTGGAGTCAAGGAACCAATAAGTATATATGTAGACAGTAACGGACACAATCGGAGTATCGAAAAATTCATTCGTGAAAAGATCGATCTCACACCACGTGGTATTATCGATCGTTTTGATCTTTTCAACTTCACCGATTACGGTAAAAATTGTGTCTATGGTCACTTCGGCGCAAAAGATGTTCCTTGGGAACAGGTGGGTTGGAATGTTTAAGTGGTTCCAAAAATGGCGCGCAGGCCGTATCGAAGATGAGAATCTGCGCGAAAAAACTCTAGCAAATATTGATGATGAACCTTGGGTTAAAGTGGTCGATGTGCAATTTGCCGACCCCAACAATCCTAGCACAGGGTTCTTTGAACTTGACTGGAATAGAGCTTTTATACAGAAGTTATCAGACGCTGGCTACAGTGGTCGCACTGATGAAGAAATTGTAGATATGTGGTTTAATGATCTTTGTAGAGGTGTGATCAACGATGTATTGGAGTAATCAGCATGGATCGCGAAAAGCAAGACTTCCGTGATTGTAATCGTTATACGGAAGAGCTAGGCAGAGACTATCGCCGCCTGTATCAAATGAAACAGAATGGTGCTAGCAAGAAAGAAATCCAAGACCAAAAAAATCGTATTCGAGCAGACAAACGTAGACTCAAAAATACCCTCAAAAAGGGTAATAGTGGATAAGAGACAAATGCGAATCAATCATGTTTTTACCCAGCATTATCACAACTGGGGCGATGGTGTAAACTTCGACGACTTTACAGCGCGATCAAATACATTTGATATCTTAGAAAAACTTGACAGTTTAGAATCAGAAGTGTATCGTGATCGTGATTTTAATCTAGCAAATGATATGCTTAAATCTATCGGAGTTTAATATTTGACCTACATTCTTGTTGACGCTGCTAACATGTTTTTTCGTGCCAGACATGTAGTGCGTGGTGATGATATCGAGACCAAAGTCGGCATGGCCATGCACATTATCTTTTCAAGCATTAGCAAGGCATGGCGAGACTTCGACGGCACCCATGTTGTTGCATGTTTTGAGGGTCGTAGTTGGCGCAAGGACTTTTATCCTCCTTACAAAGCACAACGAAAGGAACAACGCGAACGCATGACTCCCCAGGAAGAAGAGGAAGATCGTGCATTTTTTGCAGCGTTCGATGAGTTTAAGAACTTCCTACATGAGAAGACCAACGTAACTGTTCTTCAAGCACAGGGCTGTGAAGCTGACGACTTTATTGCACGTTGGATTCAGACACATCCTGACGACCAACATGTTATTGTTTCTAGCGATAGTGATTTCTATCAGCTCATTAGCAATGAACCTCTTGTCACACAATACAATGGCATTGCTAACCAACATATTACTTTGGATGGTATCTATAACGACCGAGGCAAGGTAGTCCTAGACAAGAAGACTGGCGAGCCCAAGACTATAGGTGATCCAGACTGGTTGCTATTTGAAAAATGTATCCGTGGTGACTCAAGTGACAATATCTTTTCGGCCTTTCCTGGTGCTCGTAAGAAAGGCACTAAAAACAAGGTTGGGATGCTTGAAGCATTCAATGATCGTAATGGCATGGGATTTGATTGGAATAACTTTATGCTTCAACGTTGGACTGATCATGAAGAGAAAGAGCACCTAGTTCGTGAAGACTATGAACGCAACCGTGCATTGATCGATCTTACAGCACAGCCTGACGAGATCAAACAAACACTTGATGAAGCAATTGTTGAAGCTGTTCAAGCAGAACATAAGGGCCAAGTTGGTATTCATTTCATGAAATTCTGCGGTAAGCACAACCTTATCCGTATTGGTGAACAGGCAACTGATCATGCAAGATATTTGAGTGCGAGTTATGCTGAACGATCCAAATCTGCGTAAGTAGTGATATGAGCAAACACAAAGCAGTCGAAGTAATTTCAGAAAAGTTGTGGATCACGTATGATAGTGACGGCAACAAGACAGGAACAATGAGCCCAGCACCGGATGACCCGGGCTGGCTTATTCAGTATTTTGTTGATGGTGAAAAAGTGGCACATGATCGAGATGTTGTCGAAGACATGTTCGTGTTCGAAGAAAAAGCAGAGTTAAGCAGTTGGCATTATAAGCATGTGTTTGGATATCCGGTTCCTGAAATTGAAACCTTCAAAATACAAGAACGCGACAATCTTCCATGCTTTACCAAAACTCTCTCAAGCAAGATATATTTCGCTGCTGGTTATTATGGTATTAATTTTGATAACGGAGGATGGATGGAGGCATTTTGTCCAAAACTATCTACCTTGCGCAAATATGAGTTTATAGGACCTTTCAAATCAGCAACAGATGCTCAGATCGCAGTGAAAAGAAAGCAACGCAACTATGAATAGAAAACATATATTTGGATTTATATTGGGATTTTTGGTTGGTGTTTTGATACTTGGTATAATGGGCGTTCCATATTTTGAACTAATAAGAATTTACTGGGTCTGGTAAGGAATCAAGACATGAGCAAAATAAAAGTAACTGGATTCTTGAGTGTATTTGAGTCGCGCCTTGAGAAGCTTATAGGCAAGATCAAAGACGAATACAAGAAACCCAAATCCGAGCGCGACAAATCAAATCTCAAAGCTCTCGCCAAAGAAGGCAAACAACTCAAGAAGCTTGTTGAGGAAATGCGCGAAGAGACCGCCCCCAAGTGTAAATGTCCTGCATGTGGACACACTTTCAAATTGAAATAGTTTTATTTTTTTCTCCATTCTAGCTAAATAGTTAAAGCTAAAGTTAATGGAGAATGATATGGCGCGTCCCAAGCCCAAAGTATTACTAGAACACACTGACAAAAACTTTCGTAGTGAACAAGTTTTGGATGCAGATGCTATATATGCAGTGTTCTATAATGAACGCCCTATCAATCTTAAAAGTTTTAGCAGTCTTGTAGATTCCTCCGGGGCAAAATACAAGAAGACCAGTTTTAGCAATCCCGGACATGCGTTTAATCTTTGCGCCAGATTGAATAAAAAATTCAATACAGATGACTTTACGGTGGTGAAACTTGTCAACGGAGAACAAATCGAAGAAGACCTTGACTCAGGAAATTACGGACTGGCTGGCAAACGAAATTAAATATGATAAGGACAAAGAAGTCCAAAAGATTTTTGGTAAAATCAGTCCTGAACCCATAGATTTTTTCATACAGCCTGACAGCCTTCGTCTTAGGTCAAGAGGATTTCAGATAATGAGATATTATTTTGATCATGAAGAATTTCTTCATGATCGAGATTTTCTCACTGGCGAGATTCTCACACTCAGTAAACATATGAACGCGCCATTCTACATTAACAAAAACAAGATCGTTCTCTTTAGCCAGGAAAACATCGTGATGTGCAAACTGGCCGGCGACGTGGCGTCTTGGTTAAAAAATTTTCCTTGACCACCTAGATGATAAAGCATATATTGCGAATAAATAGGTAAACATGCAATCACGCATGTAGAAGGAGAAGCAAGATGAGCGCGACCGAAAAGACATTCCAATCCTTTGCACAGGGATTAATTCCGTCCAAAGAGCGTGTAGATCCTGAAACTCTTCGAAAAGCACGAGATTGGTATAAGCAGTTTGCTGGTTCTCATGCAGTAACGATGGAAGACCGTGATCTTGTGGAGATTTATACAGACCTTCACTAACCCGCTGAAATATAACGAAAGAAAACCGCGCTCATTGCGCGGTTTTCTCTTGACTGACCAAAGCATCTTGCTTATATTGTGTGAGTAAGCAAAGGAGATCGTCATTATGACCGACGCGCAAGTTATCCTCACCCAAATCAAACAGCTTGACCGCATGGCAATGGGCGCATGGGGTGCAAAAGAGCTCATGGACATGGGCGATGGACTCAAGTTCAAAACTTCGGGCATGGTTCGCTGGAAGGGGTATGTTTACGTCAAATATGACCGTCGGCTGGATCTTTATCACATCGACTTTTTTAAAATTCGTCAGGCGGAAATCAAATACACCAAACGCATTGACAATGTGTTTGTTGAGGACATGGTTCGGCTGATTGATGAGGTCGTGGGTTGATTTACGAACGCAACAACAAGAAGAAGCTACGAGAGAGCGTTCAACACGCTCTCGAGAGCTATGCTGCTGACATCAAGAATGTGGCAGCGGGCTATGACGTGCTTCGCTATGCATCTCAAGGGCTGGTCTTAAATGACATTGATTGTTCAGCTGATCCTTTTGTTGAATGGTATCCTCGCGACCCAGGATATATCATCCTCAGGCTTGCCGCAGAAAAAAAATTAAAAATTAACGAATCAATACTTGACTAACCAAGGCATATCGGTTATATTGATACTGTAAGCAAAGGAGACATGACATGAGCTATTGGAACCGCAACGGCAAGTTCGAAGATCGCCTTCAAACCCTC